AATAATAATTTAAGATGTGCTGACACATCTATTTCAACATTATCTGATTTGAGAGATAAAACAAATGTTGAAGACATCCCTCATGGATTAGATTTTATAAATGCTTTAAGACCAGTCAAATTTGATTGGAATACAAGAGACGGATCTAGAGTTGGTAAAAAAGACTATGGATTTATTGCACAAGAATTAGATCAAGTAGAACAAGATTTTAATAGTGCAGAATATACAAGATTAGTACACAAAAATAATCCTGATAAATGGGAAGCTGATCCTATGAAAACTTATCCAATTTTGATTAAAGCAATACAAGAATTAAAAGCAGAAATAGACGAACTTAAAAAAGGATCTTAATCAATGCTTGGGATAACCGCAATAGCTCAGTCTCCTATAGCAGCATTAGGTGGAACTAATGCTAATGCGCAGGTTACTGGAATACAATTAACTTCAAATATAGGTCAACAAATATTACCTAATGTTGAAGTAACTTTAGGTGGACAACAGTTAGGATTTACTATTGGTACTTATTCTGTAAGTGCAGGAGGTAATGTAACTATTGTAACTGGTGTTGATCATGCAATTGATACTTCTATTGGTTCAACAAGTGTTAAAATAGATGTTGCAGTAACACTAAATGGACAACAAATTACAGCGGGTCTTGGACAATCAACCATTACTCCAAATACAATAGTCACGGCTACCGGACAACAGCTAACTACATCAGCTGGTAGTATTGCTTCAATTACAGCAAATGCAGATGTTACACCTACAGGAATACAGATGACAGGAAGTGTTGGTATTCCTTTTATAACTGCATGGGCAGTAGTAGATCCAGGTGTAACAAATACTTGGACTGAAGTTAGCAAAGGTGTATCAAATACTTGGACTGAAGTTGATAAGGCTGCTTAAACAGGGTATAATAGCAAATTATGGCATCAACATTTTCTTCAGATCTTAAACTTGAACTTATGGCCACGGGTGAAAACTCGGGTACATGGGGAACTAAAACAAATACAAATTTAGAACTTGTTCAACAAGCAATCGCAGGTTACCAATCTATTGATGTTGCATCTTCTGATGTTGCATTAACAATGGCTAATGCTTCTATTTCTAATGCTAGAAATATGATTTTAAAATTTACTGGAACTTTAGCTGCAAACAGAACAGTCACAATACCAGACTCAATAGAGAAATTTTATATTGTAGTAGATGGTACTACACATTCGGGAAATACTTTAACCTTTAAAACTGTTTCTGGAACTGGCTTTACGTGCGTCCAAGGTAAAAGTCATTTTTGTTATTCCGATGGAACTAACATAAATTTAATATCTGGTATTCAATTAGCTAATAATACATTAGATGCTGTATTAGATAATGGTAATACTTCAGATGGAACTATTAATGTAAGTAATGTTACAGTTACTGCAGCAACCTCAGTAAATACATTAGCTGCCTCTGGAAATATTACAGGTGGCGGGACATTAACTACAGTAGGCAATATTCAAAACACAGCAGGTAACATTGATGCCAATGCAGGTAATGTTATTGATCAAAAAGGAGAAATAAGAACTGTTCCTCGTTTAGATAAATCAGCATCTTATACATTAACTCTTGCTGATCACGGTAAATTTATTCGTACAGATTCTGGTATAGTTGTTCCTCATGGTGTATTTGGAAGTTCTGATGCAGGAAAATCAATTTCAATTTATAATAATCATTCATCTAGTAGTATATCAATAACTAGAGCTTCCGGTGCAGTCATGTATTGGACACAAACAGGAGCTGATGGAAATAGAACATTAAACTCACGTGGTTTAGCTACAATTCTTTGTGTAGGAACTAATACGTTCGTTATTACTGGTGGAACATTAACTTAGGAGAAAACCATGACTCATTACTCTTTGTTAATAGGAGCAGGAGGTTGGTTTCCTACAAGTGCTAGTGGAGGAACAGTAACCACAGAAGACATAGGTGGTATTGATTATAAAGTTCACACATTTACATCATCAGGAACATTATCTATTGCATCCGCAGGTTCTCAAGCAACTGTTGAAGCTTTTCTTTGGGGAGGCGGTGGAGGTATTGGTGGTTTTACTGATACTAGCGGAGATCCTGGAAGAGGTGGCAGAAACGGTGGTAGTGGTGGCGGAGGTGCTTATGCTAGAAATTTAGCCTTAGCTGTTAATAGTGAAGATTTAAATATATGTGTTGGTGGTGCTGGAGGCCGTGGAAGTTTAGGTCATGATTCAAATGGTGGTGCTGGCGGTGCTGGAGTAGATATAAGTGGAACCGATTTTTATTTTGGAGGAACAGGAGCTTCTGGAACAGTAGCCTTCTCAGGAGGAGGTGGAGGAGGTGGAGGAGCCTCTGCAATTATAAGAAGTACAACAGGATTAATAGTAGCCTCAGGAGCTGGTGGAGGTGGTGGTAATGAAAGAAGATCAGCTGCTGGTAACGGTGGTGGAGGTAATCTAGACGGAACTAACGGTGCTTTTGGTGGCGGTGGTACTGCTGGTGCTTCTAGCGATACAAACGGTGCTCAAGGTGGATCAGGGCCTCACTCAGTTGCAGGATCTGGTGGTGGTGGTGTAAACGGTGGTGGCGGTGGTTCATCTCCAGGTGGAGATTTTCAAGGTGCTGGAGCTGGGGGTGGTGGAACATCTACTGCTGGGACAGGTTCAGGAACTGCAGTAGTCAACGGTGTAACTCCTTCTGGAAATGCTGCTGGAACTCCAGGAGATGATAGCTACACTTCATATAATAGTAGTGGAGCATTCGGTAAAGGAGGCGGAGGTGGAGGATCTACACCAGGAAGTGTTCCTACTGCAACAGGTGGCTTAGTTGTGGTAAGATACCCAATAGAATTTCCAGGATAATTATGGCTTTAACTAATGTAAGAATAGCACCAGGATTTAATAAAGCAGATACACCAGCAGGTTCTGAAGGACAATGGATTGATGGTGATTTTGTAAGATTTAGATATGGGCAACCAGAAAAAATTGGTGGATTTCAAGCAATAGGAACAAACACAATATCTGGTCCTACGCGTGCACAACACACTTGGACAGATTTAGAAGGTAATAGGTATGCAGCATTAGGCACATCAAAAGCTTTATATATTTATTATGAAGATAAATTTTATGATATTACTCCACTTGCGACAGCAATTACTGGAGCAACTCTTACCTCTACACAAAACTCAAATACAGTTACAGTTACAAAAACTAGTCACGGACTTGATGTTGGAGAATATATAACTTTTACTTCTGTAACATTACCTGGTGGTGGAGCAACAAGTTTTACTACAGCAAATTTTACAGATTTTACTTTTGAAATTTTAACAGTGCCAACAACAAGTACATTTACAATACAAATGAAAACTAATGAAACCGGCACAGGAATGTCAACTGCTGGAAGTGTAACTATTAATCCTTATGAAGAAATAGGACCTACAATTCAAACTTATGGTTATGGTTGGGGCACAGGAAGTTGGGGAAGGGGTACTTGGGGATCTGGTACAACAAGTTCAACTGTTATTCTTGATCCTGGTAGTTGGTCTTTAGATAACTTTGGACAACAGTTAGTTGCCACAATAAAAGATGGAAAAACATTTGTTTGGAACCCGGCTGTATCAAATCCTTTAACAGTTAGATCAACAATAATGACTGGTGCTCCTACATCAACAAGATTAACAATAACCTCAGATAGAGATAGACACGTAGTGCATTTTGGTACAGAAACAACAATTGGTGACACAACCACACAAGATCCCATGTTTATTAGATTTAGTGATCAAGAAAATTTTAGTGTGTATCAACCAACCTCTGTAAATACTGCAGGAACTTTTAGACTTGATACAGGTAACAAAATTGTAGCTGCTGTATCGGGTAAAGATTATAATTTAATATTAACAGATCAAGCTGCTTATACTATGCAGTTTGTAGGACCACCTTTCACTTTTTCTATAAGACAAGTTGGTTCTAACTGTGGATGTATTGGACAACACGCAGTTGTATATGCTGATGGTAGAGTTTATTGGATGGGATCAGGAGGAGGATTTTTTGTATTTGATGGTACAGTTAAATTACTTCCATCACTTGTAGAAGATTTTGTTTTCACGACTACCGGATCAAATGTTGGTGTTAATTATTCCTCTAATGAAATTATTTATGCCTCTCATAATTCTTTGTTTAATGAAATTATTTGGTTTTATCCAGCAGGAACTCCAGCAGGCAGTCCAGCAACACAAAACAATAGATCTGTTGTGTATAACTATGTAGAAAATACTTGGTCTACCATGACACTTGCAAGAAGCTCTTATGCAGATGCAAGCACTTATTCTGTTCCTTATGCAACAGAGTATACCACAACATCAACTCCTACTTTAACAACTATGAGTGGTGCTACAAATACTTTTGGGGCATCATTATATTTTGCACATGAAGTTGGTGTGAATGAAGTTGCATTAAATGGAACCGTTACTGCCATACCTGCTTTCATACAATCAGGAGATTTTGATTTACCAACTGAAGGTGACGGTGAGTATTTGTTAAGAGTAAGTAGGTTTTTACCTGATTTTAAAAATTTACAAGGCAATGCTATAGTTACAATATTCCTTAAAAATTTTCCTGTCGATGCAGGAACTAGTTCACAATTAGGTCCTTTTACTATAAACTCAAGCACACAAAAAATAGATACAAGAGCTAGAGGAAGATTGGCTAACATTAAAATACAAAACACAGCGGCAAACGAGTCTTGGAGATTTGGAACTTTTAGAGCTGATGTTCATCCAGACGGAAAAAGATAATGGCAAAAATAAATGTTTATGTACCTGAACCACCACAAGAGTATTCTGTAGAAGGATTTAGACAAATTAACCAGGGTTTAGCTACTATTGAAAACCAATTAAATACTTCATATCAACAAGACTTGAAAAACGAACAAGATTCCTTTAATTACTTTATGCAATGACAATAAGATATAAAAGTGAAACATTTGATTTAACAACGACTGATAAGACTACTATTCTTACATGTCCTGCAGATGCAACTATAATTGTAAAATCTTTACAAGTGAATCATAAGACTGCTTCAAACGTTGACGTAGATGTATTTTTACAAAAATCTGGTGGATCTGATGTAGAAATAAGTCATGCTCAATTAAATAAAAATTTTACAAATATGGTATTGTCGAGTTTAAATATGGAAGCAAGCGATGTTCTTAAAGTTCAGGCGGGAAGTGCAAACACAATTACAGGTGCAGTAAGCTATGCACTTATAGATCGATCACAGGAAAATGGCTAAACAAAAATTTACTTTTTTCGTACCAAGAGATAAACCAAAGAAAAGAC